TTTTAAATAAGGCGCCAAATGAATAATAAAAAACAAAAAATTATAGAACAATCAAAAGTGTCTAAGATAGTTACGCAAATTTTAATTGATTTTGAAACAGCAGAAGAAACATTTAGGTTTGCAGATGTGTCAAGTAATAGAAGTAAATACAATAGAGATATAGATAAAGCATTTTATAATCACTCTAAAAGTTATGTAGAAAAACTATGTAAGTTGTTAGTGCTTATAAATGCAGGTGAAATGTTTCATTTACACATGTATAAGCAAAATATATTAAAACATAAAAAAGAAATAAGCAGTATTTATAAAAAAATAGAAGATATTAAATTATGAAAGGTAAACTACAAATTTTAGATTTTGATGATGTTTTAAAAAGAGATGAAAACGCAAATGAATGTAAAGAGGTTTATGTTGATGATGTTAGAGATAAATTAGATACATTTTATAAAGATGGTTTTGAATTAGGTAAAACATCATATATAAAAAAAATAGACGATATATTTTCATGGCGTAAAGGTTTTCTTTATTGTTTTAGTGGTTACCCTCAATCAGGTAAATCTGAATTTATTAATTATTGTATGTTATTACGCGCGAAGTTTTATAGTGATAAAATTGTAATGTATTCACCAGAAACTAATACTTATGAACTTATTACAAATTTAGCAAGAGCTTATATTGGAAAAAATGTTAATCCTGAGTTTGATAATATTTGTAGTAAAGAAGAATATGATAATAGTCTTGATTTTATAAATGATCATTTTGTTTTTTTAGAAAATCAAGAAGAGTTACCATCAGTAGCTGGTTTACTTAATACATTTGAAAGATTATCAAAAAAAGGTTTTGGTGCTTATGTTATAGATCCTATGAATTGGTTGGTAGAATCAAATGTTGGTGAAACAAACTTATATAACTATTTAAAAGTATCATTAACAAACTTAAAAATGTTTGCAAAAAATTTTGATACAATAGTTTGTTATATAGAGCACCCAAAAACACCATCACCAGTACGTGGAAAAATACCAAAAGCTTCTGCTTTTAGTCTAGCTGGTGGAACTATGCATTTTAATAAATGTGACGTTATGTGTATTTTACATAGAATGACAGAAGAAGATTTAGAAGAAAAATTAAGTAAAGGAGATCTTTTAGCAAAAACTTTAGATAATTTAAAAAATAACATTAATTTTGTAGAATTCGAAACAGTTAAAATGAAATCACAAAGGCTGAACGGTAAACTAGGCAGTCAGCTCTTAGAATATGATTTTATAACTGGTAGGTTTAAATAAATAATTAATTATGACAAAAGAACAAGCTTTACAACTTCTGGTTTCAGTTTGCGAAAAAGCATCCAAATCAGGATTATTTACATTATCTGAATCAAGTTTAGTGTTACAAGCACTTGAACAATTTGGTGTTCAACCACCACAAGTTGAAGAATTAAAACAAGATGAGGTGGAAGAAGAAAAATCAGAAACAAAAAAAGTCAAAGACTAAATACATTTTTATCTCTGATGAATGTGATATATTAGGTGAATCACAAAATATTTGCGATACTGTAAGAAAACTTTGGACGTATTATAAATGTGATTTACGATGTATATATATTGCTGTTTCAAATAATGTAAAAACATTTCAAATAAGAGAAAATTGTATTTCTCTTATAGATCTTAATAATGTTAAAACATATAAATATCTAAATAAAATTATTACAAGAGATCAATTTATTTTACATTTAGAATGTGATAAGTGACTCTAATAAAAAAATTTTAACACAAATAGAACTTTTTATATCAAAATATAAACATAAAGCTAATAAGCACGAATATCATAATTATGATGATTTAAAGTGTTACAAACGCATTTATGCTATAGCACATGTTTTTCCTGTAAATAAAAAATATAAAAGAAACATGCCGCATGTAGAAACACTTTTAAAACAATTGTGGCTTTTATATTTTTATTATAAATTTAGAATTGACGGTAAAAATTATAGTTATAAACAAATAGTTAACAAATATTGTTAATTTTGTCGAATGGCTAACAAAACTTTACATAATAAAAAAAGATTACTTGTTGCTTTAAAAAAACATTTAGGTGTAGTTTCATCTGCTTGCGATGAAGTTGGTATATCAAGAACTGCATATTATCAATATTTAAAAACTGATAAAAAATTTAAAGCTGAAGTTGATGATTTGCAAAATGTAGCATTAGATTTTGTAGAATCAAAATTATTTCAACAAATACAAAATGATAACGCTACATCAACAATATTTTATCTTAAAACAAAAGGAAAAGGGCGCGGTTACATTGAACAAAACATTATCGAGCATAAAGGTGGTATTGAAAGTAAATTGATTGAATGGAAGCCAGCAGACAAGAAACAATAGAGTGCAATAAACAATTTTACCAAACTTTAAATTCTAGTAAAAGAATTATCTGTCATCAAGGTGGAAGTAGATCAGGTAAGACGTATTCTATATGTCAATATTTAATTTATCTATTAACTACAAGAAAAAAAAAGTTAATAATAACTATCGCAAGAAAAACATTACCAGCATTAAAAGGTAGTGTCTATAGAGACTTTATAGAAATAGCAGATAAAGTAGGTATCTTACAGTTTTCAATAATTAATAAAGCAGAGATGACAATAAAATATAAAAATCATCTTGTTGAATTTATATCACTAGATAATGAAATGAAAGTAAGAGGAAGAAAACGTACACATTGTTTTTTGAATGAGGCGAATGAATTTTTTTTAGAAGATTTTAATCAATTATCATTAAGAACAACTGAAAAGATGATTCTTGATTTTAATCCATCAGACGTTATACATTGGATTTATTCTGATATTTGCACAAGAGACGATTGTGATACGTTTATTACTACATTTGAAGATAATGCTTTTCTTGATTTAGAAATAAAAAAAGAAATATTAAGAATGAAAGAAAGAGACGCAGACAGATGGAGAGTCTATGGATTAGGTGAAAGAGCAACATTTAAGGAAGGTCAAATATTTGATAGATGGAAATGGATAGACTATAAAGAATTTATTAATAAAGAAGACTGTGAATTAGTTTTTGGACTGGATTGGGGGTATAGTAATGATCCTACAGGCATTGTAGAAGTAAGAAGAAAAAATGATAAATTGTATGTACACGAATTATTATACAAAAAAGGATTAACTAATCAAGATATATTTAATGAAATAAAAAATTTAAAGTTAGAAGAAGAATTATTTATTTGTGATAGTGCAGAACCTAAATCACTTGAAGATATGAAAAGACTTGGTTTGTTTTGTAAACCATCTGTAAAAGGTTCAGGCTCAGTTTTAAACGGAATACAATTAATAAAAGAATATGATGTTTTTGCGTCAAAACAAAGTAAAAATTTATTGCAAGAATATCAATATTACACATGGGAAACAAATAAAGATTCGCAAACAATAAATAAAATAAAACAAAATGGTATGGATCATTTGATGGATGCTTTTAGATATGCAGTTACGACAGGTCTTGCTAGGAATAGTAACCTTATCATTGTTTAATAATTTTTAGTATTTTTGAAAATAAATTCTATATATGGCAAGTTTTCTTCAAAGAATCAGAAATGGTATAAAGGCTTTTAATAGTCAACAAACAAATGAACAATATAATAGATTTATATATGATGTACTAGGTACAAATCCAATATCAAATAATCAATACAATCAAGACTATATTGATAAAGGTTATAAATTTAATCCAACAATCTATTCACTAATACAATTAATTAGTAAAGCTGCAATAACCGTTCCATATAAAGTATATCAAAAACTTGACGAAAGTGCAGTAAAAGAATATAAAGGTTTGTTGTCAGATGGTTTAAACGAGGAATCGGTATTTAAATCAAAGCTAATGAGAAAACATATCTTTGAAGAAGTAGAGCATTCTGCACTTGGTAAATTACTTGATAGACCAAACCCTGCACAATCATTTTCAGTATTTTTGCAAGAGCTTATATCTTTTGGTAAACTTACTGGTAATAGATACGTATATGGTATATCGCCTGAAAATGGCGATAATGCTGGTATTTATTCTCAATTATATAATTTACCCGCACATTTAATAGAAATTAAATCAGATGGCATATTTAAACCAGTATCTAAATATACAATGGTATATAATAAAAATAAATATGATTTAAAAGCAGAAGAAGTTTTACATATTGCTGATTTTAATCCAGATTATCAAGGAGATGGTTCTCACTTATATGGACAATCACCAATAGAAGCCGGCATGAGAGTATTAACTACAGCTAATGAAGCTGTAGAAACTAATTTAAAATTTTTACATAATCAATCTGCAAGGGGTATGTTATCTCCAGAAGATGAAAGTATAACACCTACACAAGCTCAACAATTAAAAGATGCGTTAAGAAGAAATTATCAAGGTAGTAAGTCTGCAAATGATATAATGATTACTGGTAAAAAATTCAGTTGGACAAATTTTGGTTTATCTACTTCTGACTTGCAACTATTAGAATCATATAACGCAACAATTAAAGATCTATGTAATTTATATGGTGTGCCAGTACAATTATTAAATAATACAGAATCAACAACTTATGATAATTATAGAATTGCAAGAAAAGTATTATTTACAAATGCAATTATACCAGAACTTAATAAAATCAGAGATGAGTTTAACAGATGGCTTGTTCCAATGTATGGTGAAAATCTATACTTTGACTTTGATTATAGTGCAATTCCAGAGTTAATGCCAGAACAAAAGCAATTAGTTGATAACCTTTCTAAAAGTTATTGGCTAACATCTAATGAAAAAAGAGAAGCAGCAGGTTATGGTGTTGATGAAAAAATTCCAATTATGAATGAATATTTAGTACCAAATCAATTTATGCCTATATCTGATTTAGATTTAGGTATATCAGAAGAAGTAAGTTTTCCAGTACAACAAAGAGAAAATGAAGAAAATGATGTAATGGATGAAGAAGTAATTAATGAAATAAGAGAAAATCAAGAAGAAGAAAAACAACAAATAAATGCTAAATTAAAAAAATCATTAGAAAAAAAAGCAAAAGAACATAATGAAAAAGTTGGTAATGTAAAATCAAAAAGAACTAATGTAAGAACATTATTTGCTGTTTATAAAAGAGGTATTGGTGCATATAGAACAAGCCCTGGTTCTGTAAGGCCAACAGTTACTTCAGAACAACAATGGGCAATGGGTAGAGTAAACTCTTTTTTATATGCATTAAGAAATGGTAGGTTTAGAAGTGGTAAACATGATCAAGACTTATTACCTTCTGGTCATCCAATGTCAACTAAAAAAAATTTAGATTTTAAAAAATTAGTACCAGGTATGACTGATGTTTTTACTACAAGACAAGAAGCAGAAGATAGAGCAGAAGAACTTGGTGGTAGTGGTTCTCATTCTCATACATGGGATGGTGAGGAGGTTTTTATGCCTTTTGAATCACATGATGAATATAATGAAGCAGTTGCTGATGAAAAAACACATTATGATGAAGAGGAAGAAAGAAGAAGAAATAAAGATTTAGAAGATGAGCGTTATGATAATAGAGTAGATGCTCAAGAAAGAGCTGAAGCAATTGGTTGTTCAACAACACATACACATGAAACTGAAAATGGATTAATTTATATGCCATGTAGAAATATGGATGAATTAGAAGAAGCATTATCAAATTATAAGCAATATGAAGATAGTGAAGAAACAAAAAAAGAAACTTACGATAATTATCCAAAGTCAGCTAGAAATAATGCAGAAAAAGCAAAAAAAATTAACGAATCTTTTAATAATCCATGCGCTACATTGGTTGGTAAAAATAGAGCTAATGATCTTATTGCTGGTAGACCATTAAGCTTAGATATAGTAAAAAAAACTTTTTCATATCTATCAAGGGCACATGAATATGTAACAGGTAATTATATAGATGAAAAAGATAAACCTATATGTGGTGATATATCATTTTCATTATGGGGTGGTAGTAACAAAGTAAAAAATGTATCTGATGATCCTATGTATAAATGGTGTAAAAGAATATTAGAAAAAGAAGAAAATGCCTCTTCCTAAGCCAAAACCTACTGAATCAAGAAATCAATTTTTATCTAGATGTATGGCTGATGAAACATCTATGACAGAATACCCAGATGTAGAACAGCGTTATGCAGTTTGTAATTCATTATTAAGTAATAAGAAATATATTTTAAAACAAGCAAAGAAAAAAATTGCTTTAAATTTTAGAAAACAAATAATTTTAGCTGAAAAAAAAAATTATCCAATTGCATATAATTATTATTTAAAAGAATTTGAAAAGGCATCTAAAATGTTTATTGAAAACCCTATAGTAAATAATCAAAATTTTAATGTTTTATTTTCTGAAATAGAAACAAAAAAAATGTATTCAGAAATGTATAAACAAACTGGTTTAAGGTTTGCAAAATGGTATGCTAATATATTTGAAAAGTTAGCAAAAAAACAGTTAAGTACATCAGTTATTGAGCAAAACATGGAAAGGTATGCTACTGAAAAAGAAAACTATCTTGCATTAGTAAGAGAAGTTTCTGCTGTATCAGGTGTTGCTAAATCAACATTAAAAAAAGTATTAGCAGAATTACTTGCAGATGAAACATTTATGTCACTTGGAGAAGAAGCAAGAGTAAGAGAAATAATGAAAAGATTAAAGTTTAAAGCTAGATGGATGGCAAGAAGAATTGTAAGAACGGAAACAACCGCTTCTGCTAATTTTGGTATTCAATTATCTGCTTCTGATATATATGGTGACGATAACTTAGTTAAAGAATGGATTGCTTTTGATGGACCAAGAACAAGGGATACTCATAGATCTGCTAGTAGTGAATATAGCAATAATCCTATACCAATGAATGAACCA